AAAATCAATTCTAAGGGCAATTATAGAGCATTGGAGGCGTTTTATTATGTTTTGGAGGGTTAATATTAACTTATGATTATCTCTAGTTTCACCAATATGGTGCATGCTATAAAGAATCAATAAATGATAACTATTAGTAATATTAGGGTAAACCCTAATAGGGTTTGTCCTGATACTAACCTGTTAAATAAATCACGAAAATAAGAGAGTAATAATTCATTTAAATATAAATACAGAAAAGGAAACGTATGTTAATACCATTAAACCAATTAAAGAAACATAAAGAAGTGTTCTTTAAACGTAAAGAATCAAGCAATACTATCTATACAATCAATCACTACAATAGGGAAGATAAAACCTATTCGTGCTCAAACGTGGACGATATCAACCACGAAGTATTTATTAAATCCACTAAACTTGTATTCATTGGTTTTACTTACTAATAGGAAAACATTATCATGCAAACGTCAATTATTCATATATCCAAGATGACGGGAAAATTGGACGGATTTAAAGCGATTTCATCCAATACAGTAACGAACCCATATTGTATTAAACAAAATGCAAGTGTTGACGATTCTAACATCTGTACAAAATGCTATAGTCACACAATGCTAAAAAGTTATCGTAAAAACATGCAAGCATCGCTTGAGCGTAACTCTATAGCATTATCCAATGAGATACTATCTATCGATGATTTACCCCTAATCATGGATGCATTTTTTCGTTTTAACGCTCATGGAGAATTAATCAACGATATCCATTTAATTAACCTCGTTAATATTGCAATTAAAAACCCTCATTGCAATTTTGCATTATGGACGAAACGCAACGATATCATACAAAAGTATTTTGATAATAACGTTAAACCTAGTAATCTTATTTTGATTTACAGTAATTCCAAAATATCAAGGGTAATGAGTAAACCTCCAAAACATTTTGATAAAACATTCAATAACGTATTAGAAGACGAATATACAGAATTACAAAACTGTACGGGTCAACAGTGTAAAAATTGCCTATTATGTTATAAACACAATGATGTAAATACAATTATCGAAAAGGTTAAAAAATACTAATATGAATCATACTGACTGGGATTACAGAAATGGAGGGTTCGTCAATAAAAACGAATTCTATAATTATTTAATGGATTCTCTAGGGTTATCAAGGGAGGATATAGAAAACGAATTAGGGGAATTTACGAATAGTGAATTGGAGCGATACTCTAGGCAATTTATCGATTGAATACTATATATCCATTGGTTACAGTGGATATATGGATAATCATTCGATTATCTTTTAATTAAACTTTTATAAGGATATTAAACCATGTTAGAAAATGAAAACGAATTAGTTACAAAAATACTTGCAAGCAATGGCAAAATTTTTAACGTACTCTTTACTAAAAAAGACGGAAGTGTTCGCTCCATGAATGCACGATTAGGGGTTACAAAACACTTAAAAGGAGGCGTATCAACCCTTAACGCAAACCAGTACATTACTGTATATGATATGCAAAATAAAGGGTATAGAGCGATTAATAAAGATACTATTATTTCAATTAGGGGGTTATGAAAATGTTTAATCAATACGATATCGACAATATAGAGTTAAACGAATGCGAAGAGGACGAATATTATAGATCCTTACAACGTGCTATTAATGATGGATTATGGACGATGCAAGGGTCATATGGTAGAGCGATGATGGATGCTATAGACAGTGGTTATTGCCTCTTAGGTAAAAAATCATTTACGGATTATTATGGCAATATCATACCCTCACGTTTTCAAGTAGTATCCAATTCAAAGGGAGGTATTGCTTACGTTAAAAAAGCAATGGGCAATGACTGGTACAAAATGATGGAGGAATTGTAATGGCACGTTATATTGTAGAGACTGAATTTTTATATGGATGGGAAAACGTATGGACTCATGGAGAAACTAACGAACCCACAATCTATAATTCATATGAGGATGCTAAAAACGAATTGGAAGAGTTTATTGCCGAGACTGTAGAGGATTATAACAACGGATTCTTAGAAGAGCCGTATGACATAAACCAATACAGAATCACAAAAATAGATTAAACCATTAGGGCAAACCCTTATGTTGCTGCCAAACAACATTAGGGTTTATCCTAGTAGTTTTTTGTAGTGGTTCATTCACAATATTAGTATCAATTTTAAACGGAGGACGTATGAGCGATTATAAGCAAGAATTTCCAAATTATGATGATGTATTACCATCATTGCATGGTTTTCATGATTCGTCATGGCACAATGATTCGTGCCCAAGTATCACGAAGATTTTAAATCATGGTTATTACATTACCATTTATTGTGATTATAAGAATCCTAATCTAAGTGATTGGAATTCAGAAAATTACATTAGATATTCTGTAGTAGTGGGTAATGATGAATATTATAGTAATGGGCAATATGCATTGCGAACCAATGATTGGAACGAGGTTAAACAATTAGTATCGACAATTGACGATGCCTTTATTCGCAACATTCACTGGGACTTTTAATTATGGACGTTATTGACAAAAATATACTTGATGAAGCATTGATGCTATACAAAAGAAAATTATTCTTAGAATTGCATCAATACAACGAAGAGGATAACTATCGCTATGGTAAAGAGACTAGAGAAGTTATGGCAAAAATTGATAATCTTCGCAAACGTACATGGGAGGGATGTTTATGAAACATTTAGTCAATATCACAATTAATATGAATATGGAAGTGTCGGAAGACTATCTCCAAAAATTGCAGAACAATTTACATATTGAAGTTTTAAAGCATTGTTTTAAGAATCACAATAGACATTTAATCAACGAATCAATTGAAGTTATAAACATCGAAGGGAGCGAAGTATGAGTAATTATGGGAATGTAATAGGGCATTGTGTAACCATTGCCGTAGTGGTTCGTAAAACCATTTATGTATATGGTTTTGACGAAGAGTTAGCAGTAGAAGAGGCAGTAAATGAATTTGATATCACCAAAAACGATTGGAAGATTGGTGACTTAGAAGTGGAAGATGTTCAACCCGATTATTTGGAGGATTAAAATGGCAAAATTTAAAATACTCACATATGCATATATTGAGTCAGAAGTAGAGGCAGAAGACGAACACGAAGCATTAAAATTGCATGATGAACACTTTCCCGATTTTGATGCATTCGGGAATGCCACAGTCAAAATATTGGATTGTGGAGTATCTGAAGCAATGGGATGCGAAGTATTCGACGAAGATGGTAATGAAGTACTTAATTCAGATTGGAATTGATATGAAACTAAGTGACTTACAAAAAGCAATGATTGATGATATGTTGACGGAGTATTGGTATAGCACAATCAAACACAATGCAGAATACAATTCCAATTTAGAAAAGGAATATAACAAACTGTACGATTTTTTAAATAAACTGAAAGAGGAGAAATAGCATGGGACGTTATTATAGTGGTGACATTGATGGTAAATTTTGGTTTGGTGTGCAAGCCTCAGACGATGCCGATTTTTTTGGTGTGACTGGTAGTCCATCGTATATTGAGTATTATTTTGACTTGGAAGATCAAGACAAAGTTAAAAATGGGATTGAAAAATGCGAAAGTGTTTTAAGTGCCAATTTAGAAAGACTGAATAAGTTTTTTGATGAACATGATAGTTATAACGATGAAATGCTTATTGAGCATTGGAAAAAGCATTTTGAAGTTGAATTAGATAAGGATTCAATTAATATGATATTGAAGTGGTATGCAAGGCATGCACTGGGTCAAAAGATTTATAACTGTATTCAAGAGACTGGGCAATGTGGATTTAGTGCAGAATTGTAATCTGTTGTATGGCAGCAACATAGGGTTTTTACTAATATGAGAATCCTATGATTGATGTCATAGTTGTATCGTTGTTTAACTAATAAGGAGAATTACCATGCTATTTTTAGAAGATTTTAAATCACCAAAACATGAGAGGTCAGTATATAAAGGCATTCCAATTGCCTATGAAAAACCATTGAGAGAATACTTTAAATCGATTGGTTTAAGGCATCGTGTATTTTATAGGGGTCAACGCAATAATCCATTGGACAGACGTGGTAAATATACACGTCAATCCAGTTGTGCTAGACAGTTTGCCAAAACGTTTGCCGTTTATAAGGACTATAGATATGAATAATAATTTTTATGTGAATGCCAATATACCAGTTTATAGTAAAGAAACCAATACGGAAATTGCTAATCTTGGTTTTTGGGACTTGGACGATAGCACTCGTAGTGCTATTATTGATAACGCAAAACGAATATTAGATAGTAAAAATAATAAGGGCACAATTAGATTTGAATTGGCAGTTGAGATTGATAAAAAAGCCCTTGAAAATTTTAACGATGAAGTTAAAAAAGAATTAAACAATGTAATGTATTTGGGGCTATCATGTATTGATGGCATGTTATTAAGATTGTTTCAAGTTGAATGTACAGATTGTTATGTGCATTCTATAACCGACGAGGACGGAAATGAAATATAAACCATTAGTAATTTATTTTGCCCACTATGATTCAAGAAACTTTTCATTTGAGGCGTTTGGCGTGACTGCAGTTGAGGCAAAGAATGCTTTAATTGATGGATTGAAGTTGCATGCTATACAGTACGCAGATCGTTTAGAAGAGGAACATTGGTGGTTCGATGAAGATATTTGGATTGATTCTCGCATCGTTGGAGAATGCTATCGTGACAGAAGTTTAATGGAGAATAGAAATGGAATTTAATCGTGCCTCAGAAGCAATAAAGTATATTATGGAAAACCATTTATATGATGTGCCAGTCAGTGTTGAATGGCACTTAAACAAAAAGCCAAAACTTGAAGTATGGTTCGGTTCAATGGAGTTTGGTCGATTTAGTATTGGTAATGATTATTTTGAAATGTGTATTGTCAACGACATTTGTGAGAAAATAGTAATGGATGATAATGACAATGCCATCGAGGACTATTTGTCTTCAAATGGGTATGTATCGTATGTAATACCCGAGCAGTATGAAGGACAGATTGTTTATTCGCAAGATTATTTAGGAGAAAAAGAGTTATGAACTATTTATCTGTATGTAGTGGAGTTGAGGCGGCAACAGTCGCTTGGCATGAAATGGGGTGGAATCCAGTCGCATTTAGTGAGATTGAGCCATTTCCATCGGCAGTACTTGCACATCATTATCCCAATGTGCCTAATCTTGGGGATATGACTAAATATAAGGAGTGGAATTTAAATGAACCAATCGATATCCTCGTTGGAGGAACACCATGTCAATCATTCTCAGTTGCGGGACTTAGAAAAGGACTCGAAGACCCAAGAGGAAACCTCGCTCTCACCTATATTGGAATACTTGACAAGTTTAAGCCAAAATGGTGCATTTGGGAAAACGTGCAAGGTGTCCTCAGTAGCAATGGAGGACGGGATTTTGGTTCCTTCCTCGGGGCGTTGGCAGAACTCGGGTATGGGTATGCATTCAGAACATTGGATGCTCAGTACTTCGGAGTGCCCCAAAGACGTCGTCGAGTCTTTGTTGTCGGATGTCTTGGAGATGCAGTCAGTGCATCAAAGGCATTATTTGAGTCCGAAGGCATGTTCGGGAATCCTCCGAAGAGCAGAAGAAAGGGGCAAGGAACTGCCTCCTATGCTCAAACTTGCACTCCAGATGGCAGTGACACAATCGGAACTTTAATGGCAAGGGATTACAAGGGCATTGGTAATCAAGATCTAAAGGATGGTAGAGGATTAGTACTTGAGCCAAAAGTGTACGAGAATCATGCCAATGATTCTCGAGTAAAAGAAATGGGTGATGTATGCTCCACAGTCACGTCACGTTGGGGTACTGGTGGTGGTAATGTCCCATTTGTGCAAGAATCTTATGCATTGCAAGGAGCGGGAGCGACGTCACAAAATGCCAATGGCATGGGGTATAGTAAAGACATTTGTTATACCCTTAACGTGACAGATGTGCATGGTGTGGCTTATGGCTTCGAGCCTGGAATTGCTAAAAGGGAGGGTGAACCGAATCGTTTTGTCGAGGAAATGTCTCCGACGCTTCGGGCAAATATGGGTGATAATCAAACTGCAGTCGCTCAAACATTGTACGAATGGCATAATCAAGACAGTCGAGTCAAACCAATTGACGTTGCGGCAACACTTAGTTGCAATGCGGGAGGACGTGAAGGACACTTGGTGGGTAAAGAAATGACAGTCCGACGTTTAACTCCAATTGAATGCGAAAGACTGCAAGGTTTTCCCGATGATTACACCAATATTCCATGGCGTAAGAAACTAGAATCACCCGATGGCCCGAGATACAAAGCAATGGGCAACAGTATGGCAGTGCCAGTAATGAGATGGATCGGAAAAAAGATTGGGGAAATGCATGGTTAGATTGTATGGTTTAATTGTATTAACGATTTATTGGATTTTTTCTTCAATTGGTGATTTTATTTTGAAATTAGTAAAATAGTGTGATATCATGGAGTTTCATAATGTGAAATGGGACTCCATGATAGAGCACGACATACTTAGTAGTTACTTAAAATCCCTCTATGGGATTGAACCTCTTTCCACTAAGGAAGAACATCAACTTGCCAAAAAAATAGCAGAGGGTGACACCGCGGCACTCGAGCGTTTGGTCAAGCACAACCTTCGATTTGTTGTTTATATTGTCCGTCAATTGACGGCATGGAATTACGGCAAAGTACCAGTCGAAGACATGGTGGCGATGGGTAATGAGGCATTATTAGTGTCGGCAATGCGTTGGAAACCCAAAAACAATGCCAAATTTGCGACATATGCTAAACCATTTATTATAAAAGGAGTGAAACGTGAACTAGATAATACTGCGAATCTTATTCGTTTACCAATTAATATTATGGAGGCGATCAAAAAAATGACGTATAACGAGAGGGTATTGTCTCAATTACTGGGGCATAAACCAACGAATAAAGAATTAGCGACGATAATGGACGTAACTGAAAATAGAATTTCAGAACTAAAAAACTACATGGCGAGGGAACCCATATCCATCGACAATATTAATACGGAGAAATTTAATGACGAAACGGAGGATTGAATTGAATCCCGAACAAACAAAGGCATATAATCGATTTATATTAGCCAGGGACAGAGTCAAAAAAGGTAAGCAATGGGTTAGACCCGCGCGAATATCTCATAGCATCGATGTGGCGGGATTGAATCACCCATTATTTGTAGTAAATGATGATTGGGTGGAATACGAAGAAGCATTCGATGCATGGTTAGCAGTTGAACCAGAGTATAGGGATAAACAAAGAATGCGATCTACCCGCGGCGACTATGGAAAAGATGATAATTGGGACGAAAAGATAAAAAAGGATAACAAATGACAAAAAACGTTATTATGACAGATGTTTATGACAAAAATGGTAATTTGACAAGGGTGGATTTCTACTCCGTACCCGAAATGAAGTTTGAATTTGAGGCAGTTTGGGATGAGAACGATGATCAGTCCCATGAGAATCGCCAAAGATTCAGAATATGGGCCGCGGAAATGGCTAAAAAGTTGGAATTCAATGTTTTAACCTAAAAATTGTCACAGTAGTCACAGTAGTCACCCTTTATTTTAGTTTTTTTTTTTTTTTTTTTTTAAAAAAAATAAATAAAATAAAGAATAGTTAAATATACTGTGACTACTATGACTACTGTGACAAATTTAGTGTTATACTGAATGCTAATTTGAAAGGAAAGATATGAAACCAATGGCATTACCAGTAAATTTTGAAGGAATTCCTATAGAACTCAAGAAGATACCACGATGGGTTTTATGGAGTCACACAGAAATTGGCACAGAAGGGCATAAAAAGTGGAGTAAAATACCATTTCAAGCAAATGGTAAGGCTGCATCCAGTACAAATCCCGCAACTTGGAGTGATTTTCTTACCATCCAGGGTGCTTATGAGCAAAATAGTGATCATTTTAGTGGTATCGGGTTCGTATTTAGCGAAGAGGATAATCTTATCGGTATTGACTTGGATGATTGCTATGATACCGAAACGATGCAGTTCACAAATGTTGCACTGCAACAAATAGCAGAATCCATCGATGGCTACATGGAAATATCACCATCGGGTACTGGAGTTAAAATATTCACTAGAAGCGATTTAAAGGTATCCCATGTCGATCATTCGATTGGTTTGGAGTGTTACCCTCATGGAAGGTATTTTACAGTCACTGGACACTTTTTATCGGGTTCTATTCCACCCCATTCCCAAGATGTCTCCAAAATCATACCCGAACGAGAAATACACTTCACTGGCGACGATTTTGAAGACTATAAACCTCCAGTGCCCGATTGGGATCTCGCGCGGGTTGAAAAGGAGTTACTTTCCAATATATCACCAGACTGCGGGTATACGGACTGGTTAAATGTGGGTATTGCACTCCACCACCAATTCCGCGGCGACTTTGAAGCATGCGAATTATGGGATCGTTGGTCGTATGATGACGGCAATTACGCAAAATATTGTGCAACTGGGAACTATTCTTGCTTTAGTAAATGGGAAACATTTAAAAAAGACAACAAGGATAATTACACATTACGCTCCCTTATTTATAAGGTGAACCTACAAAAAAAGGTAGAGGCATTGGAACGGGGTGAGATTATTCTTGACAACGGACCAATGGATCATGCGAGAACCTTCCTTGATAATTTGTTTTCAAGCGAAGATGGTTGTACACTGGTGCACTACGCCCAAGAGTTTTATGCTTATGTGGGCACCCATTATGAAGTGATTGAAGAAGCATCAATTCGCGCCAAAATTTACATCTTCCTTGACAAATGTAAGAAGTCGGGTAAAAAAGGTGCGATTGTACCATTTAACCCAACACCCGCGGCAGTATCGAGCGTGATTGATGCGGTAACATCGATTTGTCACTTACCAAACCATCCGAACACTAAACCACCGATTTGGTTGGAGAAGTATCAAAACGATAAGCCCGATTCGAGGGATTTGATTTCACTGAAGAATGGTATCTTTCATTTGAAGGATTACATTGTGTTACCGCACTCACTCGGGTTCTTTACACAGAACTCCTTACCATTTGAGTACAACCCGAATGCACAATGCCCGAATTGGTTAAAGTTTCTTGCGTCACTATGGCCCGAGGATCAAGAGTCGATTGATTGCCTACAAGAAATGATGGGGTATATTATCAGTGGCGATACAAGGCAACAAAAGTTTTTTAATATTATTGGCCCACGTCGTTCGGGTAAAGGAACGATTAATAAGGTGCTCGTTGAACTTCTTGGTCAACACAATACAGTAGCACCACAACTGGAGGAACTCTGTGATACTTTCGGTCTTCAACCTTGGCTTGGTAAATTGCTCGCTTCTTTTACTGATGCGAGAGCACCCGAACGAAATCGCAGTGCGGTTGTGTCTCAGTTGTTACGTATTGTTGGTGGCGATACAGTTACTGTTAACCGAAAGAACAAAGAGGCGTGGAATGGATATCTTCCCACACGAATCGTAGTCTATTCAAATGAGGTATTGCAGTTAACAGAAAACTCAAATGCCCTCACTGGACGTATGGTGGTTCTTAAAATGACAAAATCATTTTATAACGCAGAAGATACAGAACTCTTCCCTCGACTGGCGGCAGAGTTATCGGGCATATTTAACTGGGCGATGGAAGGACTTAAACGCAGATTGATGCGCGGTGGGCATTTTATTCAACCAAAGTCGGGTAAAAATTTATTAGAATTAATGGCAGAATTAGGAAATCCTATTGGATCTTTCTGCGAAGAAGTGTTAGAATTTGATCCATTGGGTATCGTACCAAAAGATGATGTATTTAATTGTTATAAAAAATGGGCGTTGACAAAAGCATTACCGCCTGGCACGGAGTTAGCATTCAAACGTCGATTCCTTGCGGCAACACAAGAGCATCAAATTGAAACAGAATTAGATAGAACAAAAGGCAATCGTGTACATGTGTATCGTGGTGTAAAATTAACACCTAAAGCACAGAAATACATCGATAGTATTGAAGGATTTAATGAGGAGGTTTTTTGATGGAACTAAGAATACCAGTGTATCAAGCAACACGTTTTATGGTGTATGAAGATCACAGTGCGTTGCGTGGTTTTCATACTAAACAACAAGCCAAAACATTTGTCGGCAATGATAAAGATTTAACAATCAAAGAATTGCCACAGAAATTTAAAACTTATCAAGTTGAGGAGGCACCATTTTGAAAAGCACAATATGCATGGCTTTAGGCGCCATAACTATGGTGGCATGTTTCTATTTAATCTTTATGACGGAACTTGCGCGTAAAGAAACACAAACACACTGGGGCATTAAGAGTTGTGAACTGTCAGAAATTAGCCCCGATTTTACAACACAAGAGAAAGCAGATTGCAGAATAGCGAGGAAGAAATGAAACCAATTTTTTTAGCAGATGAACTAGAGTTAAGAAAAAATTTATTAATGGGTAAAGAACATGAAACAGGTGCTAGAGCCATTTTGTTATATGGTTATTCTGCTGAAATGATTCGTGAACAACAAATTGAAATAGAACAATTAAAAAATATAATTATTGAACTTTTAAAGAAAGCGAGTGAGAAATGAGTTATCTTGATGATTGGTCTTATGAAATTATTCGTGCTTGCGGATTATCAACGGCAAATTCTGATGTAAATATAGTTGGTCTACACAGGTGTATAAAAGAAATAATGTCAGTAAAAGAGTTAACAGATGAAGAAATACAAGACTTAATTGTTAATAAAGTGACTGATGCTGACATGATTAGACAAGCGCTAAAGAAAGCGAGTGAGAAATGAAATTTACATTTATTAAAACGGACAGTGATGACACCCCCTACAAATATAAAAGTGGCACACTTACAATGATTACTGACGCCGAACAGTTGTCCGATGTACTACAAAGTTTTGAACAATTTTTACGTGGTTGCGGGTTTTATTTTGATGGACAACATTTAGGTTTTATGGAAGACGAAGATTCGGTGGGTTCTGATTGGTGGAAGGGCGACCCAACGTGCGGAGGATTAAAAAATGACTGCAAATGAACTAGCAGATGAATTGGAAAGAATGATTCCTGCGTTACCGTTAAAGGCTTTAATAAAATCTGCCACTATGCTACGTCAACAAGAAGCAGAATTGAACGAAGCGGGGCATATGATTTGTATGTTGCGATGGGAAATAGGGGAGTTGAAAGAACAACTAACGAAAGATACAGAATGCCAATACTGTAAGCAAGGATGTTTTAGATGCGATGCAAGAAAAGCATTAACAGATGAAGAAATAGAAGAAGTAGCAAGACCTTATTGTGATTTACAAAATTGGGTGGTTGATAAACATGAATTTGCAAGAGCAATACTAAAGAAAGCAAGTGAACGTGCATAAAAATGTATTTATTACCAATATTACGCGCATAAAAAAGTGATAAAATAAGAAAAACCATACGATTTTCTAACAAAAAGGAGTTTATATGAAACGTAGATTATTAGCAAACAGAATTATTACACCAGACGGCACCATGTTGCAGTCATTTGATCGTCACCATTATGTCTCATATACCGATAAAAACGGATATGAATATTCAGTTGATGGCGGGCTTGAATACCAACGATGCTCTTACTATGAAGACGCACCCCATACTGATGCGTCCGTATACAGTGATGACCCCCATCAAGTTATTCGTGAGGCATTTCTTTGGGGCACTTATGGTAAAAATGGCGACCAACCCTTAAAACGTGTTAAATTATGTGCTATGACAGATAAACATATCCAAGCCATATTAGAAACGCAACATCAAATACCCGATCATGTGCGTGAGATATTTGAGAATGAGGTATTATATAGAGAATTAACACACACCCATGTAGAGGAAACAGAATGAATACATATATACCAGAAAGATGGGAAATTGTTAATTTAAAATTAGATGATTTAGACATTAACAAGGTGATGAGCAGTTGGTACGGAGGCTTTGCGGGATCTGATAACTGGCGACTCAGTTCGGGTATTACCGATGTAATTGAGAATGATAATCATTATGAAATACACAATGAATCGGGTAGTGTGTACATTTGTTACAAAGAATCGCAAGGTATGAGTGCCTTTACGAAACAAGTATATTTAGATTTTAAGAAAAATTTAAAGGAAGAAGGCGGCACATTAGAAATCATAGACATAAAGGATATAAAATGACTGATGAATTAATGTATTATGAAGCAGATGCGGGACATTTTAATGTAAAAATTAAAGTATGTTTTAATGAAGAAGGGTTTTACAGAGCAGTTAAAGATTCTGGTTTAACTATTAAGCCTACATGCCTTGATTTAGGTATGGCAGAATCACATTACCATACGCAAGAAGGATCTATGGCTTCGATGCTGGCAATTGTATTTAATTATGAACATATGTGCCATATGGATCCATTAGAGCGTATGGGCATTATCTATCATGAAGTATCACACACTGTAACACATGTATTTGAATACATCGGTGAAGACGAAAGTAAAATCGGTGATGAGTCTCGATCATATTTAGGAGAACATATTTTTAAACAAGTATTTGCAATTTATGCAACGGAGGATGACAGACGTGGGTACCCTGGAGAAAGAGATAGAGAGTTATCTAACGAAATTGGTGAAAAAGAATATGGGATCTTGTTACAAATGGCTGTCGACAGTGACGGGAGTGCCGGATCGGATAGTATTCCTAAACCAAAAAGCACACCTCGTAGAACTAAAAACACTAAAGGGAGTACTAAGTCCAAGACAAGTCGTCGTATTCGCAGATCTTGAAAAACAAGGCTTTCCAGTCCATGTATTAAAATCTAAGGAGGATGTAAATGAGTTCATCAAAACAGTTTTCAGTTAAAGATATGCATGTTTCAGAATTTATAAAAGGAGCAAGATGGAGAGGTAAGCGCGACTCTGTCCCCTATAAATTAACAGTGGGGTATTTAAGATCAATTGCAACGGATTCATGCCCTATATTTGGCATACCATTTGAATGGGGCATTTCAAAAATGGGTAGTGGTAATTCAAAAGATAATTGTCCTAATTTGGACAAAGTAGTTCCAAAAAAAGGGTATGTGGAGGGTAATGTGGCGTTTATATCTAAAAAAGCAAATAGAATTAAACACAAATATAGTCTAGAACAAATTGAAGAAAAAGCCAAAGAATTTAGACAGAAGTATGAAGATTACATTAGAATTGCAACGTATATGAGGATGTTCCAAGATGTTGAAGAAAAGCCAACTACACCGGTACCAGTTAGAAATGTTGACACTGGCGAAAACTATTCCCCATTTGGGTCTTTTTATGGAACCAGGACTGGGAAAGACTGTGACGGCTCTCTCCATCATAGCGGACAGTCCCAAGGGGAGTTGTTTGATAGTAGCCCCAAAGAGAGTGGCGGAAGCAGTGTGGGC